AACCTCTTATCAAGGTTTCTCTCAACAGCTCATATATAAAAAGTATGACTATGTGACATCGAAAAATTGGAAAAATGAATTATTGGCTCATAATGCACGACTGACGAAATGGAACACCCAAACTCGACCTCTTCCCCTGGCTTTGACTTTACATGATGATTTGAATACTGGCGTTAAATGGGTACTTATGCTCATTAAACATTTGCAACAAACTGAAACGGATCAACGATTACTGGTAAGTAACACTTTGAATATGGATGATATTGTTGATTGTATCAACAATCCTGAAAAAGTCTCATTTGATAGAGTTATCTCCACACGAATCACACAGGATGATTCTAGAAACTCAACAGGAACTCCACAGGTGAGTTCCAGAGTTTCGACACAAACCCCACAGGCGGGTTTGGGAGAATATCTCGATAATTGGATGAGAAATGATGGATGGGATGCTTTTAACAACGGACGAAACATATTTATGGAATTCGTAACAAATACTTCACAGTATTTGCGTGAATTTTTATTTGATATGTTTGACCGTCTTCAACCTATTTTGAATCGTTATTTGATTAAACTTGGATCTATTGCACGTGATATATCAGGACCTCTCTTTGAGGGAGTGACTTTTATTGGTGAAATGGTATCTATGTTCTGGACTTGGCTGAAAGATAAATATGGACAATGTAGTAAGAAGGTGAAAAATTTGTTTCATGAATCTCGCGATTTTCAAGATGCTGAAGATCGCATGTCTTATGACATTTTGAACGAATTTGTAACTGACTTACCGTATTATCCATGCGGACCTGTTGGAATTATTGAAGGAACTGACTGTGCTTTGAGGGAACTTGGAAATGGATCTCTATTTGAAGGAATTTTGACTATTGTTGCTTATGGTTTAATAACGACTACAGCGGCATATGGAATTTTTGAAACGTTGACTGACACTCCGCAAACTGGCGAATCTCAATCTTGGTTGTCTTCTTGGTTTAATAGAAAGAAAGAATCTGCATTAGCAAATGATGACTTTTTACGATCTAAGGAAATAGTTGAGAAAAACATTGGAAAATTGGAACGGACTTTGAACATTGAACATGCTGAAAATATAGCTAAAAAACATATGCGAATATTAGTCGATCAAAAGACTGGTAAACACACCTGCGTTTTAGTTTCTGGAAAAAGAATTCTTACGAATTCGCACTTTGGACTGGATGACATGATTGTAGATGTTTACAGATCAATCGAACACTTTAAAAATAAACATAAGGAAATGGAAGCGACACGTGTACGCGTAGTTAAGAACTATCTTAATGAAGATGTGTGCACTGCTGAATTTCTTGATGTGATACCTTTGTATCCTATTTTTAAAAGGTTTGGTTCTGTAAATGATCTCAAACACCAAATGGCTGCTTTTATATCACCGTATGGGGTAATACCTATGCTACCATATAAAACATTCAAAACTAACGAAGGACCTGTTAATTACAAGTATAAAACTACTGAGTGGTTTAATACTGAACATCCAACTGCCTCTGGTATTGTATACCCAATCTCTGGATATGGTTTATGTGGATCATTAACTTTTTCAGAAGGTAGAGCAATTGGAACTCATGTAAGTGGAAATGGAACAGAAGGGTTTGCCCGTATGTTTCCTCAATATTTATGTGAAGAATTAACAGAATTTTTCGGAAGTTCACCGAAATTGGTTGGATCCTTTGATTTATCTGACAAAATTTATCCTGAATTCTCGGGTACTAGACTGTATTACCCGGACGATCAAAAGTCTGAGTATATGGGGCGCGCTAATGGAAACTCTAACTTGGTACCCACCGAGTTAAATGCGACTATTAACGCAAGTACACGAGAATTAATGGATAAACTCCGACAGTCACCTATACAAGTGGTTGAACCCGGAGAGTTTTATCTTAAAGCTCCTCCTGATTTTTCTGATGACCCTAAAGGTTTGATGAAGAAGTTGGCTAACAAGTCATTTCAACTACAAGGAAAGGTTACTGTTGAGGAATTGAATTTTATAGGTGACTATATTGAATCAATTCTACCGGATAAATTGGAAGATCTAACTGACGACGAGACATCATTTGGTGGGGAATTTGTACCTGCTTTTAACAAAAAATCTAGCAATGGATTTGGAGTTAAAGTGGGGAAAGATTCTGTATTGGATTTTGAACAACGACGATTAACGGATTATGGACATGGATTATTGGCGCGATTTAAGGAAAATGCAAAGAATGGAAATTTTGATCCTCATGATTTTGTGTGTAAGGAAACCTTTAAGGATGAATTACGTAAACCCAGTAAAATCAAAAGCCCTAGAACATTTAGGGTTATGCCTTTTCCACATATATGGTGGACAAAGAAGACATGTGGACAATTGTTGAATCATTTTAAGAAGAATATACACCGCTTCGGTGTATGTGTAGGATTTAATCCTTACACTGATTTTCATGAATTAAGAAAACAATTGGAAACTTGTATAATTACTGGAGACGCAGATTATGGAGAATGGGACGGACATACAATGGCTTTGATCGCAATGGAGATTAAGAACCGTATACTTAAAATATATGCGGGACAAAATGCTGATGTAATTGAATATGTATTTGCAACAATGATGAGATCATTCACACTGATTTCAGATGATTTGTACGCAACTACACACTCATTACCCTCTGGAACATGGTTAACGTTATTATTAAACTGTTTAATTAATAAAGCTTTGACTGCATTGACTATATTTAGGAGCAATCCTAATCCAACTATAGAAGATGTGGCTAAGGTAATTGATTATGTATGTGGAGATGATAACATATTTGGCAATAATCGACCCGGTTTGATTAAGTATGATTTGTTTAATGTTAAGGAAGTTGCTGAATCACTAGGAATGGTGGTCACCAATGGAGACAAAACGGAAATTACAAAATCAACACAAGATTTGGATAAATTGACTTTTTTGAAGCGTTCATTTAGATACCATCCTGTTTTGAACAGATGGGTTGGAGCTTTATCTATCGATACATTAATAAACACATTGCAATGGTATGATACTAGTAGTACAGCTGAGTATTCAGAAATATTATTAGGAAAGAGCAATGCAGTATTGATTGAAGCATACAACCATAGTGTCGCTTGCTATGAAATCTTTAGAGATTTCTTGAAAGAGAACGGTATCACTTATGGACTATTTGGAGAAGAAGATATTATCCGCATTTTGAATAAAGAAGATGGTTATGCTATTGTTACTGCTCTTATGGGCAAGAACTTCGTAGTTTAACTTGATTTGTTTAAAATGACAAACAAACAAACAAACATGTAAACATGTAAGCGTGTTCTTGCTTAGAAAGAACACTCATTATATTTACGACATAATGTTTTATTCAGTAGGACGATAACCTATAATCACTGGTTTAAGATCGAGTTATAAAAAATGACAACGCCTTAACGTCGTTTGCTTGCTTAAACCTTTAGTTCACACAAGGCTGCTAATACTAATGCGATATTAGCGAAAAAATTTGGCGCATTACTATGGAACACATTGACACACGATTTGAACAACTGGCTAATAAAGATTTTGAAGTCGAACAAACCCTGGATGAAACGCATCTTGATGCTAAAGTTGCCTCTATAACAACTAGAGAAGCTATATTCGCACCAAAAATTCAACATACTATGTTGGAGGGATTTATCCCAGATGAATATAGAATTGATGCATCTCCATTTGTGAATCGTCCATTTTATTTGGGCACCACATTATGGAATAATAATGCACCGCAATTTACTTGTTTGGACCTTCCGGTTCATCAACTTCCAAGGGATGTTTTTACATCTAATCTTTCACTTGAAAATGCTTTGAAGATGGCTTCGCTATTCCGATCTGAATTGATTTTGAATATCTCATTGTCTGGCACATTGGTGCATTCAGGCACGTTACTTATTGGAGTCTTACCTCCGATGTTGGAACCGATCAATTCCACCAATTACACCGGTGGAAATGAACAACAATACTGGATAAATTCTATTTTATCTGGTCCTCATGCTTTTTTACATGCGAATGAAGCTACTTCTGTTAATCTAGAAGTACCTTGGTATTGTAACACCGATTACGGTGAACTTGATACAGCAAGCAATGAAGCTCCAACAAGCTACGTCCCGAATGCAACTTTGAATTTTAAAACAGCTAATTATGCATCTTTAGTTGCTATCGTTTTGCAACCTCTTCTTAATGGAGGGGGAGCGGGAGATATCACATTGATAATGGAAGCTACTTTTAAAAATTTGGAATTATATTTACCAGCACCGAGATTCTTAAGAGATTCTGATTGGACAGTGCAAGCCGGAGGTTTGATTGACGGCAAGAAGGCGATGACTACTGGTGCAGCTGCACTAGGAACATCGCTGGGTGGTCCTGTAGGTGGAATGATTGGAGGAGCTGCAGGTGGCTTAGCTGCTAAGGCAACAACTGGTTTACTAGATATGGGAACAAAGGGATTGAAGAAGATGGTACCTTTTTTAGGTGACGCTCTCGATTTCGGAAGAGGACTTATATCCTCTTGGACAGGATTGCATAATCCCAATAACCCATCAATAGCTAACCGTTTTATCACGACGTCGCGAAATTTTCCTAATGTAACAGATGTGGAACAATTTTTTGAAAAATTGGATCCGTATGCAACAGAAAATAGACTGGTAAAAGAGCCTATTTTTGGTAGTTTGATTGATGAAATGAGTTTATCTCATATCACTTCGAAAAGACAGTACATTGGACAATTTAAAATCACGACTGACGATTCCGTCGGAAAGTTATTATTTTGTAGACCTATTTCTCCATTTCAGGGAGGTGTTAATTACCCTTCCGCTCCATCTAGGTATGGTTGCAATAATATTGAATTGTTACACTCTCTTAGTAGAGCGTGGCGAGGAGATATTAAAATAATTTTACAATCGAGTATGAACAACAAACAGTTCACCAAATTGAAGGTAATTAAGTATTATAATCCGTCTAATAAAGTGACAGTCGCAACACCGGCTATGAGGGCGTTGGCTAATGCCCCATCACAACTATTGGAATTCAATGGAGGTGGTCAAGAGTTAGCAATAACTCTCCCCTATATGTGTAGGAACGATCTTATGCCTTGTCATAATGACTTTGTATCAGAAGGTTTATTACATGGATTATATTATATATATCTTGCCCAAAATTTGATTGTCGCGGATAATTCACCTATGGAAGTTAATTTTAATGTTTATATCCAATGTGAGCCTAATTTTAGGTTTTACGGATATTCAACTCGACCGGTGGAATTCATTAAGAATATACCATCACAACCGGAACAGGGTATTATTCCTGATCCTACTCAACGGAAAACAGAAACATGGGCAGCAGAATCAGGCGATTTTGCGAACGGCGTTATGAATGCTCCACAAGAGCAGGATGATACCATAAGTTCAAACCCAGTTGACGCTATTGCAGACCATTATAGTAGATTGAGACCTTTAGTAGACATTCGACCGTTTATTCGTAGAATGTACCTCGCCTTAGAGAAGACGACTACTTTAGGGGAAGGAACAACTCCGTTTTTCTTTCCTTTATCAAAATTTATAAATGAAATGCCATTCGTCACCAGTTGGGGTACTGATATTCGTAGACGTACAATCCCTCTGGTCAGTAGCATGTATTATGGTCATTCAGTTGGCTTTAAATTACACATGCAATTTTTCCCAAGAAGAGTAGAACAGAATTTTACTGACATTAAAAACTCTATTGAGCCGAGGATATTTTATGTTCCCCCAGGACTTAAAATTGAGGCCCCAAATAGCGTGCTTTATCCAAGTACAATATACTCACAATTCCCAAATATTGAGCTTTATTTAAATAACAACGGTATGTTTAGTATTCCTGAGATAACATCACAGAATCAACCAACTGTTGATTCCAATGGAGCAGTTAATTTTGAATTTGTTATACCCAATATAACATGGTTCAAATTTATGGGTGGAATCTATAAATATCTAACCGAAAGGCAGATTATTTCAACTCGGACTAATGTTAATACATTAGCTAATACCGATTATGGATTCCTAGTAGTTGTCTTTAAAGTTAACACCTTACAAGAAACTACCCCTGGGCTTATGCGAATATACGTAGGTCTAACTGATGAAAGCCGATTCGGTTTTCACACAATCGCTCCAGTCTTTGCTATATCTAATGAGAAGCAAGACATTTATATGAATGATTTGAATACACATACTGAACACTATTTACCTAAATCGATGTATTTTGGAAGTGGCGCGGCAAGACTACCCGCTGAACTTAAGCATATCACTAAGCGGAGGAGA